CGCCGCTGTGTTCAACTCGCCTACTCGGATCAGTGGCTGGGAAGGCGATTTCAACGAGACTATCGCGCCCGGTGCTTTCGCTCGTTCATTGAACGAGAAGATGCCCGCGTTGATGTTCGAGCATGGAAAGCACCCTCTCATTGGGACGATGCCTCTTGGTGTGATCACTAGTGCCAGGGAAGACACTAATGGTCTATACATCGAAGCTCGGTTGTCGGATAACTGGCTGATTCAACCGGTGCGTGATGCCGTACGGGATAAAGCCATCACTGGCATGTCGTTTCGGTTCTCGGTTCCCGATGGTGGCGACACATGGGTGAGGTCTAAGGGCAAGCTTCCTGAAAGGACACTCACGGACGTCACGGTTGCCGAGTTGGGGCCGGTCGTGTTCCCCGCTTACACACCGACGACAGCGAGCGTACGATCCTTATTGGATGAACTTGGGGAAGAGCTTACCGGGCGATCGGATACGCGGAGTACCGATGGCGGTAATGATGAAGAGGAGAAAATCAACTCGCGTATCCGATCAAGGATATTCGCCTGGAATACCCGAAAGATGGTGCCGTAATGGGCGCAACCGAAGACAAGGATAAAGAGAAGCAGGAGCGTGCAAATCTCCTGCCTGAAACGTTGGATGATTTGCGCGGTAAGACTCCCGATGAGTTGCGCAAGATCGTCGATGTGCTCGACGCTCACCTGAAAGACCTCCACCAGAACGAGGTTGGCGAGCTTCGGGACATGGATGAGTCCGAGCAGGCAGCATTCGATCTTGGCATGGAACTGCGCGACGTTGCTGTCAAAAAGATCGAAGAGCACGTGCGCATTGCCGAGGTGTTCCGTCGTCGGCCGAAGGCAGTCGAACAGGTCTACGCCAATATCCGTAACGGGATCGATGAGCGTGCCAGTGATGTTCGCCGTTTGACCAATCAGGAAGCACGCGACCGTGCATTGAGGACGATCGAGTCGAAGAACAATTCGATCATGCTCAAGCCGGACCAGCTCGACGCATTGGATGCACAGGTTCGGACCAGTACCGATATCGCCCGCCGTGTGATCGTGACGGAGAACGAGGCATATCGGGAAGCGTGGATGAAGATGTCCACACAGCCGAATGCCGGATATCTTCTCAGTGATGAAGAGCGTGATGCTCTGCGATCATGGGAAGAGTACCGTGCAATGTCGGAAGGTACCAGCTCTGCCGGTGGTTACGGTATTCCCGTATTCATTGACCCGAGCATCATCCTGACGGCACAGGGTTCGGGTAACCCGTTCCTGCAATTGGCACGGCAGGTGAACGTCAACACGAACGCATGGAAGGGCGTTTCATCGGCTGGTGTGTCTTGGGCATTCCAGGCAGAAGCGGCGACGGTTGCGGATAACTCCCCGACCCTGGCACAGCCTACGGTGAACGTCTACATGGCACGTGGTTTCCTTCCGTTCTCGATTGAATTGGAGCAGGATTACCCGTCGTTCGCTAGTGAAATGGCAACGTTGCTCGCATCGGGTTACGATGAACTGTTGATCGACAAGTTCACGCGTGGTACCGGTACGAATGAGCCGACCGGTCTGGTCACGGCACTTGACGCTGACACGACCGACGAAGTTCGTTTGGCTACTGCTGGCACGTTGGCTACCGGTGACGTTTACAACGCATGGCAGAACTTGCCGCAACGGTTCCGGCGTAACGCATCATGGTTGATGTCGGTGGCAATCAACAACAAGATCCGGCAGCTCGGTACGGCTAACGTGTTCCACGCGTTCACCGTGAACTTGCCGAGTGAGTGGGCCGACTTCCTATTCGGGAAGGCAACCTACGAAACTCCGTACATGACGGACCTCACCTCGACGGCACCGACGAATGTCGCTGTCGTGGGTGATTTCCAGAACTACGTCATCGCCCGTCGTGGTGGCATGTCCGTGGAATTGGTTCCGACCCTTGTGGACGTCACGAACAACAGGCCTACTGGCCAGCGTGGTTGGTTCGCGTACTCCCGCATCGGTGGAAACTCTGTCAACAACCAGGGTTTCCGTTTGCTCAACCAAACCTGATTCCACTTTGGATATTCGGTGGGTACGGTTTCTCACTGTACCGTGCCCGCCGAATATCGCCTCACTAAGAGAGGTGTAATTAAATGGGCGCTCTTTTAGGGGTGAATGGTGCGGGTTTCGTTACTACACCTGGGGCGAATGCCGTAATTGCGTCATGCACGATGCCAACGAATATCAATACCATTTATGTGTATAGGATCTTGGTTCGCACTGGCTACAATGCCGGTACTCCCGCCGCTGCCGAGCAAACTAGCGGTGGCAATATGCAGCTCAAACTTGATGATGTTCAAGCGGCTAAACTCGCCACACCTCCCGTTGTGGGGCCGGGAGGATACGTGACGTTCGAGTTTCTGGCGTTCATGAACGGTGGGGAAGTAATCACGGTGAATGCCATTGGTGCTGCGACATCTGGCGTTGTCTACAATGCACAGATCGTTTGTATGCCTGCCGAGACGCCGAGTATCGTCGGATGATGGACTACACGGCTACGGTACAGATGCTCAACAATCACGAAGATCACTACTTGGGAATGCACAAGTTCAAAGAGGACGTTCTCAGGTATACCGAGATCATTCAAGCCACGAAGCCGGAATTCATTATCGAGACCGGATCTGATACCGGCGATTCGGCATTGTGGTTCTCGCAGTTTGCCCCCGTAGTGAGTGTCGATATAGGACACGAGTTTAGCCACACCGAGGGCAAGATCACGTGGATTGCGGGCGATAGCACTAGCTCGTCGGTATTCAGTCAAGTGAAGAAAATGGCTCAGGGCAAGAGGGTCCTCGTCTCGCTGGATTCCGATCATAGCTATGCGCATGTTGCTGCCGAGATGGTTCTCTATTCTACTTTGGTCAAATCTGGCGATTACATGGTCGTCGAGGATGGGATCATTAAGCAATGGTGGGGGATTCCTGGTCCGCTCGAAGCCATCACCGAATTCCTACAAGATAATCCACAGTGGAGTCTCGACACGCAAATTGATGACCGATATCCGATTGGCACGTCTCCGGGTGGATGGCTAAAGAAAAAGGGTGCGAAGAAATGATGAAGGTTGTCTATGCGAATAGTACCGGTCACGTTGTCTCGTCACAGGGGCATACGGTATTGGTGATCCTTGGTACGCACTGGCCCGCCAGTGATCCGATCGTCAAGGCATACCCGCACATGTTCTCGGATGATCCGATCAATGGTCTGTACTTCTCACAGCCGCCAGTCGAATTGGATTTCCCCGAGGACGCGGTAAGTCAAGTTGCACAGCAAGCCGAGCAAGCAACGGCTGAGCCCGGTAGCAAGCGTCCTGTAAGGGGTTCAAAATAACAATGTCCAGCAATGACGCCGTGACAATTGCCTACATCCATCCGAATGAGATAGCGCACTCGTTTCACCAGAGCCTATTAGCGATGATCGGTTACGATCTCTCGCATAATGGCTACGTTGCCGAGGGTGGATGGTTGGCAGCGAGGTGCTATGGTGCCGATGGTATTCCCGGCGCCAGGAACCTTGTGGTGCAACAGTTTCTAGATGAGAAAGATGCCGACTGGCTATTTTGGATAGACACCGACATGGGGTTTGCCGAGGATACTATCGACAAGCTTATGGCGATTGCCGATCCGATCAAGGCGCCTATCGTCGGTGGTTTGTGCTTTGCGCAGAAGCACCAAAAGGATGATGGTTTCGGTGGCTGGAAATCTGAGATTGCACCGACCATTTTCGAGTGGGTTAACCGTGGCGAAGAGACAGGGTTCCTCTCTCGTCGAGATTACCCGATCAATGCACTGATTCGGGTCGCTGGTACAGGTTCCGCGTGTGTGTTGGTTCATCGTTCCGTATTCGAGAAGATGGCCGAGGCATACGAGCCGGGTTGCTGGTATGAACGAGTTGTTAACCCGACTGCCGGTAACAAGCTCATGGGTGAGGACTTGTCATTCTGTCTCCGTGCCGGAGCGTTGAACATTCCTGTGTTTGTCC